GCTGATGATTAACAGCGAGTTTTTATAAATTCTTTATAACTTTTTATAAAAAATGGTATATTCCATTTTTTTTTATAAAATATATATAGTTTTATAAAAACTCGCTGTTGATCATCAGCGAAAATTGATAGTTTTTGATATTGTAAAGAACCTTTAAAAACCTCGCACAATAAGGTAAACATTAGAATTAACAATGTAAAAATCTATTAAATAGCCGATAATTCAACTGATGGACTAAAAATACAAGAACAACTATTACATAGTTTATTATTTTCTTTTATAATTCTATCTTCTCTGGTTTCTTTAATTTGCTCTCTCTTCTCATCTTGTTCTCGTTTAATGTTTTCCAATTCTTGATGTATCTTTTTTTTTCTTCTAAAAAATCTATATGGTGAAAACTTTTTTTTTTTGGGTCATTCGGTTCCTTCGGTTCCTTCGGTTTTTCTATTTCTGTAAATTTTTCTTCTCTTCCTTCGGTATTTATTTCTTCCTGATTGGGTAATTCTATTTTTTTAATCTGCTCTTTCAATTTATCAATTTCCATATTAGCCATATTTAATTTGCTTTTATATTCTATCATTTCAACGCTTAATTTTGCGTTTTCTCCAATGTATTTTTTTTCCCTATTTTTAAGAACTTCAATTTTATTATTTAATTCCGCAGTATTTTCAATTAAAATCCGAATTATTTCTTTATCTCTTTTTTCTTCATTTGTCCTTTCTTTTTCTAAAATTTCAGACATTTTTTTTTATATTTATTAATATAAAATGTTAAAAAAACCGGAATTAAAAAAATTATTAAGGATGTTTAAAGATACACATTATTCAAATCCTAATAATATGACTAAAACAGAATTAAATGAACTTTATAATAACTATCTCGAACAAATGGTCGATAAAGTTATAAGTTCTAAAAAAACAAAAAAGAATATTTTAAGAGGTGGCGCTTTAATGGATTCAATGATTAGAAAGAAAAAAGGAGGTTCTATTTTTTCTAAAATTCAAAACTGGTTAAGTAGTATAAAAAAGAAGTTATTTTTTCCAAGTGATAGATTACAAAAAGATTCGCAAGAAGTTTTTAATGAATATAAAAACGAAGAAATTTTTAGTTTAGAAGTTAGGAGAGTCCCTTTACGATCTGGATTCCAGATTTTTGCGAATGCTATTTCTTTCGGTGCTTTAAAAAAGAAAATTTCAGATTTAGGATATGATAATGTTTTCCATCTTTCTTTAATGGTTGTTTTTAAAAATGGAGAAGTCATAACGGTAGAAAAGAACGAAGCAATTAGAATTGCGAAAGGTTATACTTATGACGAAAGCGAAGGAATGGAATTTATGGCTGTCCCATTTGATGAAATAAATACAAAATTAACCCTTAATGAATTACTTGAAAAAACAAGAAAGCGTATTGGAGACCATTACTTTTATCAATATAACTTAAAAGATAATAATTGTCAAAAATTCATAATTAATATTCTTAAATCAAATGATTTATTAACTCCTGAACTTAAAGAATTTATAGAGCAAGATGTTTTGGAACTTTTTAAATCTCTTCCAAGTTTTGCGGATAAATTCGCTCAATTTGCTACAGATTCATATGCGAAAATAAAAGAATTTTTAGGACAAGGAAGAAATTTAAATTTATATCCTTATGTTAAAGATGCTGGCTACAGTATTTGTTATGATAAATCAAATGGTAATTTTAAATTTCGTTTTAAAGGAAAATCAAAAGGAACAAGCACAAAAATGCCTAATACACAAGGGAATAAAAATTTAGCCTGTTTTCAATTAATGGAAAAAGAAGGAATAACATTTTAATTTTTTTATACTGTTAAGAGTATAAAAAATAAACGATTTTACAATAATAATCCTAATTTTACTTCGTGATCGACTATTCTTTTAATTAATTTATCTCTATTTTTATTAGTGGGTTTTCCTGATAAATTATATTCTTTTAAAATACTGGTTAAACTTTCTGATATTTTTGAATTATTTGGTAGTTTTTCTAATTCCATTATTCTAAGAACTTTAGTTGTTAAAGAAACATTTTTAAGTAGTAAATCTTTATATGATATAATCTTTTTAAAAGTTTCGGGGTCTCCTCCTTTATCTGGATGTTGTGTTTTTGATAATTCTCTAAATTTTTTAATTACTTGTTCTTTTGTGTATGGTTGTTCTAATTCATAAATTCTAAGGGCATCAGGTAAATTTTCCATAGTTGCGTATGGGTCGGTAGATTCAATTTCTACCTCTTCTTCTTCCTCTTCTTCTTCTATTGGATATTTTTCTTCTTGTGGTGGTAATTGTTCTTTAAACTCTTCTCCTATTCGTTCTTTAAATTCTTCTTTTACATTTTCTTTTTGTTCTTCTGTAAAAGTTGTATATTCTGGAATACTATTTAAAATATCTTCAATATCGGTAGCAATTTTTTCTTTACTTTGTTTGTATTCTTCCTTCATTTCATTCATCTGTTCGGTTTGTTTTGTTAATTCTTCCTCAAAAATCTTTATTAGTTTTTCTTTTTCTTCTTCAACTTGATTTGGAGATAATTCGCTCATTTCTGGAACTTTATTTATAAGTTGTTCTGCGAGAATTTTAGAAGTATCTAAAATATCTTGTTGAATTGTTATTTGTTTATCTAATACATTTTTAACATCTAAAACAGAATCAACTAAAATTTTTCCATAATCTGGATTTTGGCGAATAATAGGATTTTCGTTCATCACTCTCTCTACGACTTTATTTGCTTGAAATAAAGATAATTGTTTATTTTTCTTATCTGTTTCTTCTTTCTGTTTATCTTTCTTTTTCATTTCTTCTTCTCTTAAAAATATTCTACGATTTTCTTCCGCCATTTCTTTAGCAGATTGTGCTTTGTAATTTATTTTTTTTGTTTTAATTCCTTTTCTTATTTTTAAGATAGAATTTAAAATATCCATTTTTTGAGTCATATCAGATTTAGGAGCATTATTTTTAGTTAATTCTATCATTTCAGCAGTTGATAATTTTGGTTTTATTTCTTTTTCTACCTTTGGAACAGTTATAATTTTAGGTTTAAAATTTTTACCTATTAATCTATTAAATTCAGAACCTTCTTGAATTGGAGTTAAAAGTCCTTTATATTTTTTCGCAGATGGGATTTTTGCGGGTTTAAGATTATTTTTTAATTTTTGTGTTTTGGAAATTTTATCTTTAAAGATGGAAGAATATTCAATAGGGGATAAATTTGGGTTAAATTTAACTTTCGGAATTTTCGTGTTTGGAAATTTGGATTTTATCATATCCTTTTTATTTGAAGTTAAAATTTCTTCAATTTGTCCCCCTTTTTTTTTATATTTTCGCTTCATTCTTTATTTTAGTAGAGATAAAATTTTTAAAAGTATAAAATGTAAATTTCTATTTTTCCATATAAAATTATTCCATTTTAGTTCCTTTAAGTGCTTTTAAAGAATCTTTATAACTCATGCCAGTTTGTTGTTGATATGCTTTAACCATATCAATCCAAGCCCTTAATTTGGGATTAATTTTTCTTTTCTTTTTTGGCATAGTTGAGTTATCAACTTTCTTTTTTCGGCCAGCCATATGAACGGGCATTGTAGAAGGACACATTCTACACATCATGCCAGCCATTTTTTTAGGTGCTTTTTTTACCTTTTTAGGCATCTTTTTTCTACCAGCAATTGGTAAACCACCTATAGGGAGTCCGCCTCTTAAAGATGCGTTTCTCATTACGATTTCTCTTGCTATATCTGTTAAATCCATTTTATTTTATAAAAGATAAAAAATATTTTCTTTAATAAAAATGATAAATACAAGAATTGAAAAAACAGATTCGCATATTTATGTAAATTTATCAATAAATAATCCAAGTGATTCGCAAGATTTAGTCGCTAATTTTGATAAAACATTCGATGAAGTTATTTTACCTGACCCAAGTGAATACGAAGGAAGCATAATTCGTTTTTCTTTACAGGGTCAAGATATACCAATAATAAACCTTAGAAATTATCTTCAACCATCATCAACAACAAACACAATTTTAACTGTAAGATTAGTTTATAATAGTGTTAATTATGATGTTCCAGTTATATGGAGTTCATTCGGACCCATTGTAAGTGAAGAAACAAAATATTATGTTTATGATTACGAACAAATTTGTTCTTTAATTAATACTGCTTTTGCAACTGCTACAACTAACGCTAATTCAGCCGGAGCAGGTATTTTATTAGCCCCTCAAATTCATTTTGACCCACAAACTGAAAGAATGGTTTTATATGGAGAACAAGCAAGATTTGATAATACTACTGGAAATGTTCAAATTTGGTTTAATCAGGTTTTATACGATTTATTCCAATCGCTACCATTTATAACATATAATACGCAGGGATTTTTGCGATTATCTATAGCAAGAGTTTTTAACCCAAATAACAGCACAACAACAGATAATACAAAATTAATTGGTGCAGTTAATACTTGGGCTATGATTCAAAATTATCCAACATTACAACAATTAAACACAGCGAGAAGTATAGTTATAACTAGTGATTTACCTTGCGTCAATGAATATTTAAATACAGTAGGAGATACAACTGGTTCAAACATAAACACGATTCAATTACCAATTATATCCGATTTTATTCTTGCAACAGAAGTTGGTTATGATGTTTTTACTCAACTTAATTATAACCCAACGGCAGAATATAGAATTTTTGACCTTGTTTCAAGTCAACCATTACAAAAAGTAAGTTTAAATTTCTTTTGGAGCGATCAGCAGGGGGTTTTACATCCTCTTTTAATCAGTCCAAAAAGAACCATCAGTTGTAAATTAATGTTTAGAAGAAAAGGCTATCATTCAGGGAAGAGACCAGACGAAATAGATTCAACTAATTCAGCCTTATTTATGCCTCAAATAGGGTCGGGAATCCGTCGGTATAAAAGATAATTAAAATAAAATTTATTAGAAAAAAAAAATAAGTTAAAAAAATTAAAATAATAATATTTTATTATTTTTATATAATAAAATGTCAGATGAAAAAGGATTTTTCAATTTTTTCGATGGTAATCCAATTGCAATTGTCAGGGGTGGAAACCTTGATAAAGAGATAATTTATCTTGATACTAACGAAGAAGATGAAAATGAAGATAATGTAAGAAATATTGAAATAAGCGACCAAGGAAAACTTGAACTTTTACCAGCACAAAAGAAAGGCGAAAGGCATTTTATAGTGATTTCGGCTAAATCTGGAGCAGGTAAAAGTTACTGGACTCGAAATTATATTAAAAATTATATTAGGCTTTTCCCTAAAAATCCAGTATATATTTTTAGTCCGGTTTTAGAAGATCCGGCATACGATGATTTAAAAACAGTTCAAAGGGTAATTTTAGATAATTCAATCGTTGAAGATCCAATTGATGTTCAAGATTTAGATGGTTCTCTTTGTATTTTTGATGACCACGACCAAATTAAAGAACCTTTAATTAAAGCAGAAGTAAAAAGATTAATAGATAATATAGCCGAAATAGGACGACATGGAAAAGGAATATCAGCCTGTGTTATTATTCATAAAGTAGCAAATTTTAAAGATACAAGAACACTTTTAAATGAAGCAACGCATACAGTTTTATTTTTGAAAGGAGCAAAAGGAGGAATTAATAAATATTATCTTTCAAAGTATCAAGAATTATCAAGAAAAGAGATGGAAAAGATTTTTAAACTACCTTCAAGATGGACATTATTCCAAAATAATTATCCTTCTTATGTTATGTATGAAAAAGGCGTTTATGTCCCTTAATATGGTTAAAAATAAATTTTATTATATATAATAATAAAATGACAACCGAACAAAAAAAATTATTTAATCATTTGAAAAAAGAGATTCAGAGACCTTTAAGCAATCTTGATATTGAAAAAGCTTTAAATGGAAAAGTAAAGATTGTAATATATAGCGACATAAAAAATATGAAAAATTCCAATGAATTTTTTAAACCTTACAATATGTGTTGTGTTCTTTATGAAACTGGAAAACATATTGGACATTGGATTTTAATAACTAAGAGAATTAATAATGAAGGAAACCCATATATTGAATTTTTTGACCCCTACGGGCAAAATTTAGATGAACCGCTTGAATTCAGTGTAAAAAACGATAAATTCCCTTATTTAACAAATCTATTTTATGGTTCAGGAATAAATAATTTTACTTGGAGCAATTTAGAACTTCAAAAATTAGAAAATGGGATTAATACCTGCGGAAGATGGTGTATTTTACGAGGAATGAACCGAGACATATGTTTAGATTGTTTTCAAGATGAAATTATAAATTCTGGGTATTATCCCAAACTTAACGATTTATATGTTTATCTAATGACTGAAAATGTTTAAGATAAATAATATTTTTAATATATAAATGAAAGAAGAAATTTATATTTTGTATTCTGGAGAAAATTTTCCTATCGGTTTTTGCGATACGATAGAAGAAGCAAAAGAACAAATAAATTTATTAGTAAAAGAAGAAATTAAAAGATTAAAAGAAGATGAAAAAAAGAAGATTAAAATATATACTGAAGATATAGAAAGAGGAAAAAAAATTTATCGTCAGGAATTAGGGCATTATATTAATGGGGTAGTTGAAGAATATAAAACTTTTTTTTACCTATTATTAAAACGATTATGACAACAAAATCAAAAGAAGAATTTCAGAAATTATATTCTTTTAGTAATAGAGCAGAACAGTCTAAAAATATAAGAGAGAAATATAAGGGGAAAGTTCCAATTATTCTACATGGTTTAAAATTTGTAGCAAAAAATCCAACTATGCCAAAAACAAAATTTTTAGTTGGAGAAAATCAGATATTAAACGAATTTTTACAAGTAATAAAAAAGTATCTATTTTTAAAACCAAGCGAAGCCTTATTTTTTTTTGTAAATGGTAAAATTCCACTTATGAATAGTAAAATAAGAGATTTATACGAAAGAGAAAGCGATTGTGATGGCTTTTTATATTTAGATTATAGTATTGAAGAGGTTTTTGGATAAAAATTTTTCATTGTTAATTTCAATGTTTGGCTTATTGTGCGAGGTTTTTAAAGGTTCTTTACAATATCAAAAAGTATCGATTTTGGCTGATGATTAACAGCGAGTTTTTATAAATTCTTTATAACTTTTTATAAAAAATGGTATATTCCATTTTTTTTTATAAAATATATATAGTTTTATAAAAACTCGCTGTTGATCATCAGCGAAA